GCTTTATAGCGCGACAGGGGACGCAACTGATGACCCAATCTCTGCTGCTTGCGATGCGCGGGGCACAGAGAATGCGAGACGGCTGGCTTTCCGCAATCCTCAAACGCACACAGTCGTTTCTCCATGCATCCAGCATGAACATCGATCCCGGATGCCGCCACAAGAGGTTTCACTTACACTTGGGGCACTGGAACGCCGAGCAAATCGCGGGCCTGTCTTGGTAGATCGAGCACGATGTCCCGTGCTCCTTGCTGGTCCTAAGCTTTTGGCACTTCGACTGGCCGTGCACTTCCATCAGGCCGTCCGCGCGGTGGCGCATCGCCAGGCCGTGATATGTAAGAAACCTCGCGGTCTCCTCACTGGGACTCATCGCAACCGCCCACTCACGACAGCAGGCACCGCAGCGCGTGCAAGCCATCAGGCTGCCATCGCAAGGTCTGCGTCGAGGTCGAACAGTGCGGTCAGTAGATTCATGGCCTCGACCCCGCCGATTGCCTCGATGCTGGTCATCTGCGGGGCCTGCGTCGTCGCCATCGCCGCGCCGTTCGCGTGCTGATATGCCGGGCCGTGGTAGCCGCCGCCGGTCGGTAGCGCCACGGGCGTCTCGATTGCGGATGCCGACGCAGCCGCCTCTTGCGGTGCCTGCGTGGTTTCCATGGCCGCGTTGTTGGCGACGGGAGTCGAAAGGTCGTAGGCGAGCGCGGAAACCTGCTTGGCCTGCGTTGTGCCCACGGCCATGGCCTGCGACTGCGCTGCGACTGTGACTGCGAACTGCGGCGCCTGCTGCGTCTCCAGTGCCAGGCTGTTGACAACTGCGCCCGACGCGATGACCGACCATTGCACCGCCTGATGCGTCTCGACGGCCATGTCCTGCGACTGCGCCACTCCAGCCATCGCGCCCTGAGCGGCCTGCGTGGCTGTCAGGGACACGTCCTGATGCTGGTCAGTGGACGCGGCGCTGGACTGAGCGGCCTGCGATGTTGCGGCGACCACGTGCTGATGCTGCGCCGCTTCTGCCGTTGCTGATTGCGCGGCCTGACTCGTGACGGCGGCGAGGTGGACGTGGCTGTGAAGGTCGGCGTCGACGGTCTGCGCGGCCTGTGCGGTGACGACGCCGATGTGCTGATGCTGTGCCGCTGCAATGGCGGAAGTCTGCGCGGGCTGACTGCCGGACAGGGACAGGTGCTCGTGCGAAGACGAGACGGCGGCGGACGCCTGTGCGGGCTGCGTCCCGGTTGCGGCTAGGTGCTGATGCTGCGCGGCGCTCGCGGATGCGGTCTGCGCGGTCTGAGCGCCCGTGGCTGCCATGTGTTCATGCTGGACGAGAGCAGCGACGGCTGCCTGCACTGCTTGCGTGGTGGCCAGCGCACAGTTGTTCGCGGGAGCGGCAGCAGCGAGCAGGAACTCCAGCGAGTTCGCGGCAGGTAGCGGCTTGCTGACGGCCTTCGCTGGCGCGCCCGGCCGCTGCGTGCGGGTGTTGGTGACGGGGAATCTGAATGCGTCAGACAAGCGTCACTCGTCCCACGTCCACTCGACGTGCAGGACGCTGCCTGCAGCCGCGCCGAAGTTCCACAGCACGAGGGTCGCGCCGACGGCGATGCTGATCTCCATGCCAACGAAGTCCCAGATGATCGGGTAGCCTGCGGTGGCTGGCGTGACAATGCGGCGCAGAGGGACAGCCGTGGAGACGGTCGGGGCGCTGGACCATGCTGTACCGACTAGGGTGGTGACGGCCGGGTTCGCGACCTCGTGCGCCACGCCGATGACGGTGGTCGACGCCGTGCCGACGGTGGCTGAGCGATAGAGGCCGATGCTCGAAGCCGTCGCGGCGTTGACCGTGATCTCGACGCGCTTGAGGTACGGGCGGTCGCTGGATGCGTGAGCGCGAAGGTCGGTGTACGCCGCGCCTGCCGCCGCTGCCGGGGTCGCTACTCCCGCCGAGTAGAGCGCCACTACCTCGCCACCGTGTGCTGCCATGAGTTGATGTGCTGCGTGACGCCGGCGACGATGGTGATGGCGTCCATGTTCAAGTTGCAGAGGGACGTGCCCACGCTGCCGTCCTGCAGGCCCGTGGTGCCGTCGGCCTTCGTGATGCGGTACCATGTGCAGTCGCCGCCCGTGATGCCGGTCGTGTCGGTGATTGCGTTGGCGGTCACGAGGCCGGACGCCGAGGTGCCGAAGCAGGGGGTCGGCAAGGTGAACTCGAAGACCTTGACTTGCGAACCGATGGCGGTATCTGCGGTCGCAGCTTGGGTGAGCGTGTAGCCGCGCAGCTTGCCGCCGTTGTACAGGGCGTTGAGGGCGTCAGCCTGCGCGTTCACGTGGGCGTCGGCGAGTTTCAGGTTCAGTGCCACTAGCTCTCCTCGTCTTCAGTCTCGACCTTGCCGGTGATGACGCCGTGCTTGTCCTTCAGGAACTTGGTCGTGCGGCTGGCGCGTTTCTGCTCCGGCATCTGCACCGTGTTTTCGACCACAACGGCACGCTCATCTATGTGTACGGGTGCATCAATATGCACGTCCGGCATGGTGGTAGCGTTCTCCACGACGACGGCGCGCTCGTTGATGTTCACGGGCGCGTCGATGCTGACCTCGGGCGGATGCACGTCGACGTTCACGGGGGCGTCGTGGTGCTGGACCGCGCCGCGCTCGACTGTGGTGCGCGCGTCTACCGTCGCCCGCATAAAGCCCTCGGGGAACGTGACGTTGTTGTTGGTCACGGGCGCGGGTTCCGGCGGCGCGGGTTCGGGCGGCGCAGGAGGCTCCGGCACCATCAGCATCCCGTCCGAGCCAATCGGCGCGTATGCCCCGTTGATGTAGTGCGCTTCCCCGCCCACGTAGGGGTTCTCGTCTTCCTTGTTGAGTATCCAGTTCGGCGAGATGGCGCCGACGTTGGCGAGCTCGCGGTAGAACGTCGCCCGGGCGGCCATGTCGCCGCGCATCAGAGCGTTGAGGTTGAACTTGCAGTACCAGTCAGCGTTGCCGCGCGTATCGACGGTCTGCGCGTAGTCAACGAGTAGCGGCTTGAACGCGGCTTCGACGAACTTCACCCACGGCGTGAGCGCGAAGACCACGAAACTGATCTGCATCTGCTCGATGCCAGTGCCCCACGATGTCGAACTCGTCACGTCGGCGAGCATGTGCGGCGGGATGCCGAACCAGCGCGCGACCTCAGAGACTTGGAACTGGCGCGTCTGCAGGAACTGCATCTGTTCGTTGGTGATAGACAGCGCGTTGACGGTCGCGCCGCCGCCGAGCACGGCGGTCTTGCCGACTTGGTCGAGGCCCGCGTGCAGGCGGTCGAAGCGGTCGGCCGTCTTCTTCGCTACGTCGTCGTCAACCTTGCCCGGCACCGTGATGATGACGTTCGGCGTCGCGGCGTTGGCGAGCTGCTTGGAGCCGTGTTTCTCAGCGCCGAGGCCGAGGCCGATGGTCTGGCGCATGTACTCGACGGGGGACAGGCCGCGCAAGGCTCCTGGCAGCATGATGCCGGGGATGTGCAGGATGTCGCGGTCGGTAAGCGTCTGGCCATTGATCTCGTAAATCTTCTGGTACGTCTTCGTGTCCCGGTCGACGACCACGAGGCGCGGGTCGATGGGCCACAGCTCCTGCGGCACGCCGCGCGCATAGACTTTGGCGGAGAACGAGTCGCCGCCGAGCAGGATAGAGGCCATCATCTGCTGCACGAAGCTCGGCCAGTCCGTCTCGGGGTTCGGCTTGAGCATCCATGGCGGCTTCGGGCGCACGAACGTCTTCGGGCCGAAGCTGACGTAGGAGCCGACGGGCAGGCTCGACATGCCGTGGCTGATGAGCCTCACGGCGGCGAACACGGCCGAGTAGGTCATCGCCATCTCGTGACTCACGGGAATGCCGGTGTAGGACTCGGGACCGCCCCTGTCCCAGAATACGCCGGGGTCGCGCTGGGCTGGGGCTACGGTGCCGAACCAGTTGAGGGCCGCGCGCTTCAAGATGCTCACGAAGGCTTACCTCCGATGGCTTGGCTGATGAAGATGAGCGCGCCGCCGCCGACGACCCATGCGAGCCAAGGTGCAAGTTGGTAGGCACCAAAAGAAATGGCGGCCAGGCCGCCTAGCTCGCACACTGTTCCTGCGTACTTCATCCACTCACCTCGTCGGGAATGTAGAAGGTCATATCGCCGTCTTCCTGATTCGCCATGGCGCGTTCGAGCGCCATGCAGGCCGCCAGCACGCCGTCGATCTTGTCGCTCGACCGCTTGCGCGACGGCCGTATGTAGCCGTCCTGGTTCATCTCAGCCACGCAGTTGCCGACCATCCAGCGCACGACCGGGTTGCCGCCGTGGTGGAAGCGACCCTCAGCGAGCAGCCGCTCCAGCTCCTTTGCCGGGCCGTTCAGAAATCTGTACGTCTGCCCCACGTCGGCCAGTTGCTCGGGGAACTGTTCCTGCAGACTCGATACCATCGGGTAGGCGTGGAAGCGGTCGAAGGCGATCTCGCGCATGTGGAACGTCTCGCAGTCTTCGAGCACCTGCGCCTCAACGTCGCGATGGTCGACCACGTCGCCGGGGCAGACGTTGATGAATCCCGCACGTTCCCACTCGCGCAGCGTCGGAGCCATGTCGCCGCGGCGGATAATGGCGTCTTCCGGTATCCAGAAGCGCCACAGCACGCCGAACTGGCCATGCTCGTCTTCGGGCGGGAACAACAGGCACCATGCCGTGAAGTCCTGCGTGTGCGAGAGGTCCAGCGCGCCGAAGAACTCGCGGCCCTCAAGGTCGTGCTCGAACAGGCCGACTCCCGCGTTCGCATCCCACGTCGCGCTGTCGAGCCACGCCTCGGAAGCGTCCGTCCACACGTTGAAGTGCAGGTTGAGGACGTGGTTGCGGGCACGCGGCAGGTGGATCGCCTCGGTCACGGCGCGGCGCATCTCGTCGGGGCGCACGAAGCCGCCCGGCTGGCCTATCAGCGACGGGTTCGCCAGCGGCCACAGGTCGTGTTCGCGGGTGAAGTCGCCGGCTTCGTCCTGCTCGGAAACGGTCTCGAATGACGTGTTCGGCGGCACCTCGAAGACGCGCCCGACGAAGGATTTGTCAACGATGTCGCCGTTGATGACGCCCTTGGCGTAGTTGTAGACCTCGAAGCAGGGGCCTTTGTTCTTGTCGAACCCGGCCGTGGTAATCATGAAGATTAGCGGCTGCTCACGGGCTGATGTCGACGTGCTCAGAACGTCGTACAGGTCGCGGTTCTTCTGAGTGTGGAACTCGTCGAAGATGATGCCGCTGGCGTTGAAGCCGTGCGCGCCGCCAGCATCGGCCGGAATGGTGCGGTAGAAGCCGGCGTTCTCGGGGCAGATGATGCGGTGCGTCCCCGCGAGCGGCTTCAGGACATTGCGCAACTGTTCGGATCTCGTCGCCATCTGAAGCGCCACGTCGAACACGACCGATGCCTGATCGCGGTCCTCGGCTGCCCCGAATATCTGCGGCGAGGCCTCGTTGTCGGCGGTCAAAAGGTAGAGGGCCACCGCCGCGGCCAGTTCGCTTTTCCCCTGCTTCCTAGCTATCTGCAGGAAGGCTCGGCGGGTAAGCCGCCTACCTCGCTTGTCGACGTTGCCGAAGACTTCGTGGATGAACTCGCGTTGCCACGGGGCCAGAAGGAACGGCTGGTTTTCCCACTTGCCGATAGTGTGGACGCAGCACTGCTCGATGAAGGCGATAACGGCCTTGGCGCGGGCGTCACCGTCGGCGCGTTGCTTCGCGGACAGCCTGGAGCGGGGTTTTACCGGCATCCTTCTTCTTCACCTCGACCTTGGTTCGGGACGCGGCACCCACGCCCAACTCGGCGCCGAATCTGCGCAAGTCATCTTTGGCGCGATTCAGCATCCCGACTTCAGGACGCGCCGCCTGCGCGCCGTTGAGCCCGACGTTGTAGGAGCGGCCGAACTCTTCGACGTCGGCAGTCAGTTCAACGATGTCGGCGTAGGCCATGCAGTAGCAGGCGAACAGGTCGCCGTCGATGACCGTCAGGGTGCCGATGATCTCTAGTTCGGGGAGCAGTTCATCCCAGCGACGCCGGGCAAGCGGGCTCAGGTACGGCGGCGCTTCCGGCGTGATGGGGCGCGGCTCGGGCTCATTCTTCGGAAGCGCACGTTTCCCGGGGTTACCCTCGAGAACGCGGAGCGCTGTGGGCTTGGCTGGATTGGACATTTCTCTGTCTCCGGTTGGCGACGATGCCGCCTTGCCTTCTCTGACACTGCACGCAGGACAGGCGCAGGGGACCGTCTTCGGACCCGCCGGCGGCCACGGGAATTACGTGGTCAGCCGTCCACTCGCGAAGCGGAAGCGCCTTGCCGGTGTGGCATGTAGTACACACGGCAAACCACACTCCATCCCCTAGGAACTCGCCGTGCGCGCCCAATGCGGACTCGACAAATTGCCGCCGACGCCGACGTTCATGAGCGTAGCCCGGTCGGCGGGTCCGCGTCGGGACTGCGTTCTGAAACGGACTGGGTTGATGCTCCGCGATGGCGCAGTTCAGCCGCCTGCAAACGCGGCATGGCGGCTTCGGCTTGCTTGCCATCTAAAGCATCACGCCCGCGAAGTCCATGGGGTGCGTCGCGTGCTTGTGTTCGTTGCAGGACGGACAGGATACGACGATGTTGCTCGGCCAATTGCTTCCGCCCAAAGCTAGCGGAACGACATGATCGGCGTGGTAAACGTCCGTAAGTTTCCCCCGTCGCGATTTGCATTCGTCGCTGGCCTGCCAGTAGCACCGACCGCGCTGACGATCAAGCTGCGCCCGCACGTCTTGGTCGGTATACAGTCCATCAGCCCCACGCACGCGAGCGCGGCGTGAGCGCCGGTAACCTCGCGCCTGCTCCATATGCTCCGCATGGTACTGGGCCGAATACGCGACGCACTCGTCACGGTGTGCGGCGTGATATGCACGCTGGTTGGTGGCCAGCTCGCGCCTGCGCCCCGCCCGGTAGGATGCCTTCTCGTCAATGATTGCTTCGCGGTGGTCCGCGTAGTACCTAGCCTTACATCGGGCAATCTCATCGCGATGGTCGGCCCGGTACCGCGCGTTGCGTTCCGCGGTGCAGCGCCTGCAGTCCGGGCGCAACACGCTTCCGGCTCCGTTTTGGCGATTGAAGAACTCAGTCGTGGCAGGCTTGGGTTCTCCGCACTTGGTGCAAGCCTTGGCCGCGGGCTTACTCGGCATCTAGGTCGCAGTAGCGATGTAGGCGCTTGGCCTCGTAGGCCGAGGGTGGCAAGCAGAAGCAGATGCGATCTGCGCAGCGTGTCGCGTTCATGCGCGTCAACTCGCATTGCTCCCATCTGTCTGACTTATTGTGCAGGGGGCTGGATGGATGGTATGAGTCGCCCCACATGCACTCTTCGAGCATGGCCGTCTCGTAATCGCCGGCCGCGTACAGACGCTCGATGCGACACAGGTGTGCCTCCTCATTGATGACCCGAAGGTGCGCCCTGTCAGCGGGCGAAAGCGTGGGGCTGTGCCTGTGTCGTGTCATGCGTCCTACTTATGTGTGGCTTTTATACACGCGGAGTCTTGTCGCAGCCTGAGAATGGCGCGCCTGTGCATCTCGGCAACGGCGTGATAGTTGCTCCCGATCAGCATGGCGATAGCGCCGAATGACACGCAGGACGAGTAGTGCATCTCAATCACCTCGCGCTGGCGGTCGGTCAAGACAGACAAGTCGACATTCGGAAAGTCCTCGTGCGCGCCCCTCACCGGGGCAACGTCACTTCGCCCGCCACTTGCTCGCAGCCACGAGTCCGACACACAGCGCCAGCGCCAGGATCGCAACCACGATGATGGCCCCGATCCAGACCGGGGCCAGCACCCACCACCACGACCAGGCGATGACGCCAGTCAGCTTCAGGACGATGAACGCGACGGTGAGTAGGCCGACGAAGCCGATGCCGCCGCTCGATGTGGAGTTGTCCGTCATTCCGCGCCGACCCTCGCGACGCCAAAGATCTCGTCAAGGACGAAGAGGAGATATGGGGCACATTTCTGGCCGTAGGTCTCAGCCGTTTCCCGGAGCAGATGTACGGCCTCGGACATAAACCGCTCGGGTTCCTCTCGGTAGCGGCGATCCCATTCGGTAAAGGCCGCAGCCAGTTCGTCTTGCGAAACGATGATGGTCGGATTCGTCTCGGGCATAGTCGTCCTTTCGATGCGCATGGATATTGGATTCATTCTCGTCGCGGGCGGTCGTTGACGCTACAAGGAGTTGGGCGGGGATGCGGCTAGGCACGTGACCCCCCGACCCGCCAAGTGCGGCATCGTATCCCGTCTCCCCGAGGCAGGCGCAGGCCCCGACGCTACAACTTCCTCCCACCCCCACCCTACGCATCTCGTTAGGCTCCCCTAACGCAGCCAATTAGGTTGCCCACTAGCATCGCGATAGGCAGAACGAATCCCGCCAGATCGTTGCGAGTCGAGCCTAAAGGGTTGCAGGGAATCGCCCGATGTGGGGTAAGGTATCGGCATGGAATCAAACGCGACGCAAGGAGCAGGGACAATGACAGCACAGCACAAAGCCGAGAAGACGGCCCGACTGTTTGCCCATGCGGCAGCGCTCGAGGACTGGCGCAGGCTGGACGCACGCAACGAACTAGGCGCTGCAATGAAACTCGCCACCGTGCGCATGTACGACGAGCAGCCGACAGCGGCGCCGCTTGTCGTCAACGTTGAGGTGATCCTGTGATCGTCCGCATAGACATCACGTTTGAGCATGAAGACGGCTCTACGCATCAGGCATCGGTGAATGAGGACGGCTGGCAACAATGGGGCGCCGACACTGCGACATGTGGCGAGTCTGTCGACCTGATAGACGCCATTCGCGATGCCTTCTATGAGCAGTTGTCGTGATCGTCGACATCTGGACAACGCCAATCGGTACCCTGCTTTGGGTCCTGTTCAATGCAGGATCCTCGCTTGGGTCCCTGTTCATAGGAGCGTGAACGATGAACTGCACTACCGACCCACGACGGATTCGCACAGTGTGCGATGAAGCAACCAAGACACTGGACAGGCTCGCATCTAAGCCGAATCGCTGCATGGCAGAAGACGACGCTCTGTCCTGTGCTCGCGCGACGCTTCGCACATATGCCGACCTGTATGGACAAGACACGTGCTACGGATGCACGCACTTGGCGCGTCGCAGCACAGTCAATCGCTACGGTGAGTGTGCTGCAGATAGCACCACCCGGTATGTCGACTTCGGTATCAGCAAGTGCGACAAGTACAACGAAAGGACTACAGCATGAGCACGCGCGCATTGCTTCTCTACTATGACCACGAGCCTGGACAGGACGAACAGACAACAGGCGCGGCAGGCGCGATACACATAGGGTCGGATGGCTACCCTATGTCGGGTGGCGTGCGCACTCACAAGCGCACGAACACAGGGCTCGTGCGTCTGGACACCCCCGAACTGTGGACGGGCGGAGTGCTCACCGACCTACAGCAGGCACGCGAAGCAGCCGAGCAGGCGTTCGGCTCCTGTGTGCCAGACGTGCGCTACCTAGTATGCGCGCTAGTGGCGGCCCGCATCGCGTACCTGCGCACGACCGATATGGACGCCATGGCATGGGCGCCGCTTGATGCCCGCCCTTCACTGTCCTTTGACCATGAGTACGTGTATCAGGTCTGGAATGGTCCGCTCGCTGTGCCGCGCGTCCGTGTCCTTAGCGGCCCGCAGCACATGCCGCGCGATATCACATACACCACGTCTCTCGGCTCCTGCGTCGAGCATGAGTGCGGCTCCATAACGGAACTGTACGCGACGCACCGCTCGGCTTTGTCTGCCGAGCACGCTATCGGGCTCGGTCTCAAGGACCCAACAGAGAAGGACCTGCGCAGGTTCGCGAAGCTGGAGGAACTGCATATCCGCAAGCTACGGGAGAACGCCAAAGGCTATCTGTACCACGTCACGAGCACGGGCCCGCGTGCGGCGAGTATGTGGGCACGCAACGAGCGCGAGGCATGGGACCTGATAGACGGACGCACGGCATGGGAGCAGGCAGCATGAAGGCCGACGTATCCACCACCAGTTACCCGGAAGGCAACGGCACACGCTACGTCAAGGACGAGCTGATCGTCTACGGCACACACGACAACTGTCACCCGAACGCACACACGCAACACGTCGGCATTCGTCGTTATTCCCTTTGGGTATCTAGCCAATTCGGAGACGGAGCCCTGACACGTGACCACGTGTTCTGCGACCACCACGAGAACGACACGCACACCGTCGACAGGTGCCTACGTTCTGACGTGTCTATGTGGCTGCCTATCGTCACGACGTCTTGACGCCACGACGAAACGGCGCCACGTCGGCGCCGTCGCCCGGGATTGGTACCCGGGCATGATTAGTAACCACGGCGAAGGGAGCGAAAATGGCAACGGCGGAGAAGCAGTATCTGGCATGCACCGAAACGGCAAAGCTGGTACGCGGGACTCTGAAAAGGGAGTTTCCGGGCATCAAGTTCAGTGTTCGGTCGCGGCACGGAACGTCGATACAAATCGAATGGCAAGACGGACCGACCAAGCGGGACGTGGACGCAGTTGTCGGCGCCTATGCGGGCGGAGGCTTTGACGGAACGATCGACCTGGCCTATAGCGTCGAGACGTGGCTCGAGCCCGACGGGACTGCGTCCTACGGGTACAGCGGCGGGACAACGGGCAGCAGGGGCGCCGATGACGGGTACGCATTCGCGCCACCGTCGCCTGATGCAATCCTGGTGCACTTCGGCGCTAACTACGTCTTCACAGAACGCACCTACTCCGAGGGACTGGCGCGCAAGGTGCGTGACGAGCTCGCCGCGGATTGGTCGCAGGTTCCCGGAGACTTCCCGGAGGTGCGCGAGGGGCACGACGGCTGGTACCTCGACTGGGAACATCCCGCATACCTCGGCCGCGGCCCGGGAGGCTGCGACCCTTCGCGCCTGTTCATGCGCGCGGCGGAAGGGATCGAGCCATGATAGGCAGCAAGCGCGCACGCTATCGCGCGGCAGTCGACGCAGCTGCGGCCGGCCGGAACCCAAACGACGCAGTAACCGACAACTACAGCAAGCTTGACGTGCTGGCCATTGCTATCACTGGCAAGGTCGGAACAATGAAATTCACGCTCGGGATCCTCTGCGTGACGTTCCTTTGGATTGGCTATAACTGCCTTGCGGCTTCGTTCGGCTGGCCGCAGTTTGACGAGCTGCCTTCCCTGGTCATTTACCTGCTAGCTGTAAACGTCTTCGGTACCATCCTGATGCCGTTGCTGATGGTGGGTCAGAACATGCAAGCGCGGCAGTCGGAAGCCAAAGCAGAGCAGGACTACGCGAATAACAAGAGAGCTGTGGAGATCCTCGAGCAGCTCGCGAAGGGTGACACGGCATGATCCTGACAATGCTCATACTGTACGTTTGGGCCTGGGTCCTGTTGTGGCTCCTGCTAAAACACGTGTTCCACTGGTAGATCGACAACGGAGGCAGAGCAATGAGCAAGCACACACCTGGCCCGTGGACGTCCAGAGAAGCCTACGACAACGGCGAGCCCTGCGGCATGGTGATCGGGCCAATGGGATACGACATCGCGACGAGTAATGAGGACGAGAACCGTGCGAACGCCAGGCTTATCGCCGCGGCGCCCGAGATGCTCGCCGCACTCTCTGCCATTGTGGAAGCTGGCCGCATGTCTAGCTCGCAACGCGCGGTCTACTGCGCCGATATAGCTCGATCCGCCATTGCGAGGATTGACATAGGGGACTGACGCGCGCCACATAGCGAGCGATTCGGCCGCCCCGCGCGGCCGTTTCGCGTTAAGGGCTCGCCGCTTAGAGCTCTAGCGCGAGCCCGCAGGCGGGCGACTCCTACCCTTGCCGACCTGCCCGCGTCGCGCCTACGGGCCTT